GAATCCTTTTCCGAGATACAGTTATAGTTTCAGTTTCAGTTTCAGTTTCCATATGTTCTTCATGTGAATCTGATATGTCGAACATATCTTTTTGATATGATTTTCTGTTTTTTGATCTGGAAATGGAATAATTTTTCCGCCGGTCAGATTCGTTTTTCAACTTCTCATTGTAGAAAAACCCATCAATTTCCTTGAACTTGTCACGAATGCGCTGATCATTTTCGGCGTCAAAATGCCTGAAATCTTCCTCTGACAACTTCCCTTTTTGGTGCTGCAGGGATAACAATCGGATGTATTTGCCGACCTGTTCATTGGTCATAGTCATAGTTCCAACCAGGAAGTCGGACGAATAAAACAGAAACGCGGGATCCTTTGCCATTATTCGGGTTTTTGAAAATCAACTGAATGTCCGTACATCAAAAAATTGAAAATTAACTCAGCCGGATAACCCATTTTTGAAAAATCATCCAGGATATCCCTGATATCATTTCGATACTCTTGTTCGTGTTGGTGGCAATTTTCGCATAATGTTATCAGATTTTCATTTCCATAATCCCATGGGTCCCGTCCAAATTCATATCGAATATGGTGAACGTGTAGTGTAATTTCTGTATCGTCGCAATGTCGACAAGTAAAATTGTCCCTTTGTAGTATCTCCAATCTTTTCTTTTGCCAATGCGGACTTTTCAATTTTATCGCGTATTCCTGTTTGGTAGTCATATCAATGATTTAGTCAGTTTTTCAATGATTTCGGTCTGAATGTTTTCCTCAGATCCGGTGATTGTGTTGGCCACTTCCCGTTTTGATTCGATAATCTGATAAATATCTTCATCGATGGTATTTTTTCCCAGGAAATACGTGGCCTGAACGCTGTCCTTTTGCCCGATACGGTGACAACGATCTTCGCATTGGGTGCAGTCCGCCGGATGCCAAGGAAGTTCGACAAACGCCACCCTGGACGATGCTGTCAAGGTGATACCGACGCCACCCGCTTTGATATTGCAGACGATGACCCGGATGTTCGGATTGGTCTGGAATGCCTTCACGTTGGCGTTCCTTTGCTCTGTGGTGTCGGTTCCCCGGATACTGACCGCCGTCGGGTAGTGCTTCAACAGGCGTTCCGCAATTTCCTTTTGGTGGATGAACACCACGATTTTTTCACCCGAATCGATCACGTCATCAATGTGTTCAATGACCTCGTTCATCTTTCCCCTGGCTGATATGTTTTTACACAACCCGATTTTGACCATGATTTCACCCCTCAGGGATTTGCGGATCTCGGCATCGGTACGGTCCCGCCATTGCTTCAGGTAGTTGCCCAGGTCATTGATCGCCGCCAAATATTCCTTTCGGGTGGTGATTTCACAAATCACCTTTTGCCTAATCTTATCGGGTAGGTCCTTCAAAACGTCTTTTTTCTGACGCTGATAAAAACAGGTGGTTTTCAGTTTGTAGTTCAACTCCCTCAGGTTGGTCGCCCCAACACCCGTTCCTCCGCCGCAATACCTGTTGATAAAGAATTTGTAACCACCGAAATCGGGAAGGCGTCCAACGATATGCAACTGACTGATCAGGTCTTTGGGTTTGTTCACGACCGGCGTTCCCGTCATTCCGAAAATGTATTCCTTGCCTTTGGAAATACCCATACAAAATTTTGCCTGTTGGGTTGATCCATCCTTACAACGATGAAGTTCATCAAATGCCACCGATTTGAAAAGGTTTATGTTTTCACGGAAATGGATGTGGTTCAACCTCAGCGGGACATCAGGTTCCTTTTCGATGCGGTCAACGAAATATTTTTTCAGCGATTCATAGTTGACGATGAACACCTGAAACAACCCGGTTTTATAGTAGGTCATCCATGTATTTTTCACGCTGTCCTGAAGGATCATTGAATTCATTCCGGCGACGGTCAACCATTCCTGTTGCCAATTCAGCTTAAGGGATGCCGGGCAAACAATCAGGGCCGGGAAGGCTTTTAATGCCACAATTGAAGCTATAACGGTTGACGTCTTTCCTAAGCCAGGTTCATCCCCGACAATTACCCGTTTATGAATCAAATTGTATGCTGTCCCTCGTTCCTGGAAAGGGAATAACGGGCGTTTCAATGGTACGGGTTCGGCCAGCTCAGGCAGATCCGGGATGTCGTCATAATCGGGTTCCGGACCTGATTCAATGAAACCGTATTTGTTTTTTAGGGCCTGAATGTCTGCCCGTTTTTCCAGCGGGAACCTCCATTTTTTCAATACCGGGTTCCAACGTCCGCCGCCGATGCGTTTGACCTCCCTGACCAACCGCGGGTTGTAATCGAATTCAACCAGGAATTCGGATTGTGTTTCAGTTACGACCATTTATTCGAAAATTTTACCTTTTGTTGTGGGACAATTCGGACTGAACCAAAGGGTTTCAATCCGCTTTTTTGCGCCGTCTGCCAATGCTTCACGATGTTCCTTTCGCCAACCAATCAGGTGTTCGTTGTATATGTCGTTTTCATAACCGGACAGGATGATCATCGATTTCAGTCCTTTGATGAATTGACATAGTTCAACATGATCCAGGTCCGCGAATTCATGGGCATAACTGGCATTGCCTCGTTTCATGTTCCTGGTTGCATGGACATAAGGCGGATCCAAATAAACCAGGGTTTCGGGCGTGTCATGCCTCAGCATGACTTCACGATAATCCAGATTTTCAATCGTGACACCTTTCAGGCGTTCATTGAACAACTTGACGTGTTGCGGAAAGTTTGCCCAATCTTGGGCGGGTGTCGTTCCGGACCTATGAGAGCTGCCCCGGAAACCCGTGGCATACTGGCCATTGGTTGCAGCGGAACCGAAACCTGAAAAACTCCGATAAATCGTTAACCTGGCCCGTTCAATGGGATCGTCAATCGTATCAAAATTTTGGTAGCTGCATTTCCTGAACTCAGTCCTGGAATAGGGTGTCAACTCCAAAACCCGGCGTAACTGCTCAGATTTTTGATCGTCACGCAATACCTGGAAAACGTTCACCACATTATCCCAACGGTCATTGTAAATCTCAGCATATGAACGATGTTTCCGCATCAGGACGGAACCGCCGCCACCAAATGGTTCAACATAAATTCGATGCTTTGGAAAATGCGAAACAATCCATTCAGCAAGCAAAAATTTGCCGCCATGATATCTGAGGACAGGACGCCGGATTTTTTTGTTGATTGACATGATTAAAACTCCCCTTCAGTTTGTTGTTCGCCTTCAAACAGGGATTGTTGTTCCTGTGGTTTCTGCTTGCCTTCGAACAGGTATAATTTGATTTCGCGGATGGCGGTGTCGGTCAGTTCATTCAGTTCAGCCATGCCGCTGTAACCGTCTGAATACTTTTTAAAGGGTGATGTCAGGTTGACCACGTTGCCATCGTCCAAATGCCTGGAACCGATCAACGTCACGCCGCCGGAATCACCATTGCCGCCGCCAAAGGCAACACCATTGCATGAAATGTTTTCGGTATCAATGGCGCCGGTTTCATTGTACTGATGGCATATCTCAGCCAAATGTTCATCCAAACCCTGAAACGCCTTCCTTAGGTCATCATGAATTGGCGCGGTACAATCTTTTGACACGCTGTTGGTTCCTGATGGCGTGTTTTCCTCGAATTTGACGGCAAGGAACAACCCGTCTTTGATGGTTGCCTTTTTGATGGTCACGCCCGGCGCCGGGTCCCTGGGTGTTACCGATTTTAGACGTTCAGCCATTTCGTCAATTGTTCCGGCTTCGATTACAGTTTTCTTTCCCATAATGATGATTGTATTTGTGAAAAATTGGTTTTTAAATCTCTGGCCATCGCATCCCTGACACGTTGGATTTCTCGGATCCGGGCGTCAAGGGATTGGATGTATTTTTTGATGGTCATCGGGTCCCTGGTGACATAATACCCTTTTGAAGTTGCCACCAGGCCCGGAACCAAATCGTGGGTTCGGATGTAGTTGATTATTTTCCGAACGCGGGCATCGCTGATTTTCGTTCCTGATGCCTTGAATCCGGCGATGATATGTTTGTTGGTCACGGCGTTGTCAGGTCCGAATTTGTTCCGGAATCCCCGAATGAACTTTGGCAACAATGCCCGTTCATCATCGGTTAATTCATGGGTGATATCTTCGAATCCTGGCAACAATTTATTCGCCTGTTTTAGATGTAGTTAGATGCTTTCCGGTTCTTACTGCGAAATACCCACAATGAACGTCCGACCATATCCGCTGACCGGGTAACCGGTTGTTAAACACTTGGCCGGGTGTCACTCCCAGGAACGTGGCCACATGGCGGGCCGATGGGAACCTGTTGGCCTTTTCACGCCTTAGATCCACGTCCTGAATGCTCAGGTCATATACCACGTGTTCAACGTCATCCGATATGTAGTCAACGCCCGTTTTATTGTTAAAATGGTACATCGAATTCAAATTTTTCTATCTTCAAAAACTCTGTCCTGACTGAAAACCTTTCGCCCTGGTATTCGACAATCATCACATCATCATCGCCGGAAATAATGGTCACCTTTGTCCCTGGCTTTAGTTCAAAAGTCTTCTTGGAAAATTGCTTCACGACCAACGTGGTGATTGTTGCGATCATCGGATTTATAGGTTGAAAGGTCGCCGAACATATACCAATACCTGAACGCCAATTCCTGGTACTTTGCCCGACCGCGTTCATAGATCGGATCCCCGCGTTTGATGGCGAATTTGAAAATCTTGAAATTCTTTTTGCTGATGGCCAGGAAGATGAAACGCGACCGGTTTTCCAGGTCCATATACAACGCCGCCTGACGGTCATAATCGAAATAATCCACCGATTGAACGAATGAGGATTCCGATAAACAGGCGGTGGATTTCAGATCACCATCGATCAGACTATTGTTTCCACCCCAAAAATCCCATTTGCAACGCATTGGCATCGTGAACCTATGACCGCCATATTCAATTTCAAATTCCGGTTTTATGGTCACGTGCTGCATGGCTGCACTTTTCAGGATGTGCCGGAAAAAGTCGTCACGCAATGCCACGTCCTTCATCTTCCTGGCTGTGTCGAATTCCTGTTGATTGTACTTTTCGCCATCCACTTCACGGGTCAGGAAATTCACGCGATGGGCTTCCGTTATGATTGCATCAACCAACGACCCGAATCGATACGCCTGTTCGATATCGTACACCTGCCTTTCAGGCTGAAAATACTTTTTCAGCGATGTCAGGTCGGAATTACTGATTTCGGGTCGTTGAAAATAACTCACTTTGATTTCCGGTTTACTGCTTTGACTTTTGTTTCATACCTCAGATTTGGCGAATCGATGCGGGTGCCGCCATCCTTTGCCAGGGCTTCAGCGAATGCCTTGATTCCGTCCAACTTCACCGCGCCGATCTTATCCAACGGCATCGTCGCCCCGGCCATAGTGAACCACAATTGGAACAACTCAGTCCAACCCACATGATGAACAACCACGATTTCAACGGATGCCCTGGATTCCGGCATTGCTTCACTTGGCGTGGCCGCAACCGCCTGTTCGAACATCGATTCACCAATCACCTGGCTTTTTTTCTGTTCGGCTTCCTGTTCCAGTTTCTTCAATGCCGCCGCCTGTTCCGCCGCCTGTTCTTCCTCTTGCTTTTTCTTTTCATAGGCTTCACGTTCGGCAATCCGCTGTTTCACTTCATCGTCCGCCTTGGCAAGTTGTTCCAGGGTTTCGCGTTTGGTGTTCAACTGATCGATCAAAGCCATTTTTTTGATTTCGATTTCCTTGGCGAAATCCGCTTTCCAGGCCATCACATCAAATTCGGCGATCACCCTTTTCAGGATTTCAAGTTGATCGGTGTTGGTCAGGCCCAACGGCATCATGGTCAATGTGGCTTTAACATCGCTCAGTACCTTTTCAACATCTTCATCCTTGAACGCCGTGGACATTGATTTCAGTCCGGCGGACTTCTTTTCAAATGTTTCCAGGGTGATGGCGTCAAATGAATTTTGCATCTGACTTTTGCGGGTGGTGATCAGGTTGGAAAATACAGTCCTGATGTGTGTACTCATTTTGGCTTCTGCCTCAGCCTTAACACGGATCAACGCCGCTTTGCGTTCAGCCTCAGCCTTTTCCTGTTGTTGCTTTTCATACAACTGTTTGGCCCTGGTGTCGCGCATTTTCTGAATTTCACCGGCAAACCCACCCGCCGCCGGATCCAATTTGTTTTCCTCGGCGGTGAAAACTTTTTTCACCTGATCCATGACCTGGGTGAACGGCTTCCTGGCCTCGCTCAGTTCCTTCCTTGCTTTGTTGCAGTTAGCCAGGAAGTTGTTGGCCCTCAAATCCAAATCCTCAGTCACTTCGCCACCGGCTTCCTCTAATTCGGTCAACAGTTTTGACGCGACCGCCTCAGCCTTTGAAACCCTTAGTTTGTGTGTTTCCAGTTGCGCGGGCAAAGACTGCAGGGTTTCGGTCAGTCCATCCACTTTGATGATTTCGTTCGACATGATTTTTGATTGATTGATTTATGACTATGACACCTTTACAATTAGTCCCCAATACTTCACTTTTGAATGAATTTCAGGCTGATCGGAAATGATGAATCTGATTACTTCATCCGGTTTGACATCAAATGATTCCTTTATCGTTTTTGCCATCTGACCATGATTGAACATCATGCTTTTTTTGTCAGAATGTCGGCGAACGGTGAATCCGGTTGGATCCTTGAAAACATACCAATTCCCATCATCATCCTGAGCAAATGATATCTTGTCATCGTGTTCGATTTCAAGACTTTCCGAACCTGAATGATTGATCAAAAAATTGCCCCTTGCACCAATGAAAATCTTTGGAAGTCCTGAACGGTCGCCGACTTGCTGCTGTGGCATACTATCCGAATTGAAAACAGTTAAATTCATTTTCTATTGATTGATTGTTAAAATGGCTCGTCAACGTGCTGAACTGTGGCAGCGGGTGCCTTTGGCGGTTCAGGTTCGCCAAACGTTTCACCACCCACACCATAATCGATTTTGTCCGGCACCTGCATCGTCGCGTTACCCATCGCCGCCAAATCCTGTTCCTCTACAACCACGTCAATGGTTTCGGATGCCAGTTGTGTATTTTCACCGATCCTGATCTTTGGGTAATTTTTGAACGCGTGTTTGATCAATTTCGTTTCAAACATCCCTTTGTACCCATCAGTCCAGGCCTTTGAATTAGGGTCCTTTGAAAACTTCCTGAGCTGTTCCAATTCCTCCGCTGTCATCACCTTATAATCCACGGAACCGTCATTGCGCGTGATCTTCAGATATCCGGCAAGGATCTTATTGGTGCGCTTTGCAAGGTTGGCCATGTGATTCACCACGAACTGACCATTCACCGTTCCAAATGAAAATTCATCGCCTTCATACACCAGGACAGGGTTGTCAACGTGTTTAATTTGGCCTTGCATCATCCGCAACCTCAGTTCACCGGGTCCGCTGATTTGTACCTGGGCTTTGTTGCCATACGGCACCATGTACAAATGTTTGAATGATGGATCGAATGAAAGTCCGGAAACCGCCACGTCCAGGAAGCAACCAAACAATGAAAGTTTGGTGCAGGACGAAAGGCGTTGATTCTCGTTCAACAGTTTGTTGAAATGAAATTTCTCTGCCTCGAAAAACGCATCCGCCTGATCTGACCGGTGGATTGTTTTGTAAAGTTGTTTGAAACGATTGCCAACCTCAGGGATGTTGACGATCTGCATGGGTTGCGCCTGATCAATTTTTTGCAAAACTGATAACTGATTGACCTTTTGTTCTAAATTTGCCATCTGACTATTTGATTTTTGATTTTCTGATTGGAAAGGGACCGGGAAACCGATCCCTTTTTTCATGTGACCCACATGAAGCGTTTTACCAATAAATGGATGTTGCCGTTTTCCTCGCTTATCCTTGTTGTGGTCGCCGGATTCGAACCGGTCCCAATAGAAAGCCCCATTGTGTGCTACCAATTACACCACCCCACAATTTCCCAGGCGTAGACACGCCCGGACTTGTCTAATCCTTAGCTATTTGTTTAAATGAATTCAGTCGTGAATAATATGCCGAATACAATTCCTTTTCAGCCTTTGTGATTTCAGTCCTGGACTTGTGATCTTCCCAATACCAAACGAATCTGTCAATTTCCAGTTCTTCGTGAAGCAAGTCGCGACGCGTCTTTGCTGCCTTGAATTTTTCCCTGATGATTTCGATTTCGTTCGCAAAAATCCGGCTGGCCTTTTCCTGCTGTTCACGCAATTCGCGTTCGCGTTTCTTAATCCAGGAAAACACCATCCAAAACGCCGCAACCAACACAACACAAATAAGGATGTTCCACAATAGCTTATCGCCGTCTTTTGACATCAGGAATTGAAACATGGTTGTTCGTTTTGAAGGTTCATAGTGTGATCATCGGAAACCGGTTCCGCCTGATCTTTGATGAATTGCAGGTGGTTTTCAATCGCCGCCTGAATCTGTGGGAACAAAGGCGTTCCAGAATTCTTTTCCAGGTAGGTGATCAATCCGGTGACTTCCTTATCGCCGAAATAAACGCCCAAAAGTTTGTATGAAGCCCCGTCCTTTTGGATATGGATCAACAGTTTTCCGTAGAAAACAGGACGCGCACCATCACCGGTTTTTTCGATCCCCTTCAAAGGAAATTCGAAAACGTGTTGGTTGTTGTTTAACAGATAGTTAGGTGAAAACATGACTATTGATTTTGATTTTTTGACCGGATTGATTGCAACCTTTTCGAACAAACCGCCGTCGCTATGGTGGCCGATCTATTGGGCTTTTGCCTCATTTGTCGGTTCATCAGGCGAACGCATTGAATTTTCATGGCGTCCGCCATTGCTTTAAGTCTGTCCAAATCCCTTCGAATAGCTGCGTCCATTTTAATCGATTTTGGATTCGACCATATTAGATTCCAGAATCTGATCGTCGGACAATCCTGTTTCCTCCCTGATAACATCCAATGCCGCCGCTTTTGTCAGGTTGTCGGAATTTTCTTCCAGATACCGCATGATCTGATAAACCGACCTTTTCAACACCAACGACAACCGTGTCCGAATCCTCAGCCCGATATCATCTTTGGCCCGTATCCTTTCGATTACCTCATCTTTTAGTTTCATAATATTGCTATATTGCTTTGCAAATATAGTGAGCAATTTAGAATTTTCAAACTTTTTCGAGAATTATTTTAGAAAAATATTTTTATGGCCGAAACCGTCGATGTATTGGAACAGGTGAAAAACGTGATGGATGCCAAGCGCATCACCGTCGCCAAATTGGCCAGGGACACGGGAATCCCGCCGTCCAGGATATACAAATGGATCGATGGGACGGCCAGCCCAAAATCAGA